AACGGTAAAGTTTCCCCCACAGCTATACCATGAGATGAGCTTGTAATAGTTATTGTGGTTCCTGACTGACTGTAAGTGCCTTCTTTTACAACTGATGTATCAGTAAGTTGTAATGCACTTGTGCCACTGTTAAATTCTGTATTTGTATCAGTACCAGCAAAAGGATTTGGGGAATCTAAATCTTCTCTGTCTTGTAAAATAACTTGAGTATCGAGTAAATCAGGTAAATCTTGTATTACACTTGCCTCTCCAATGCTGAAGTTTCCTTGGTCATCTTGAAACTTTAAAATATATTCTCCCTCTAATGATGGAACAACCACATCTGTACTATTTCCAGCTAATGCAGTAACAAGGTCTACTGAATTTTGGAACGTACCTGTACCATCTGTTATGTTGCTGTGCCTTACATATACTCTTCCACCATGTATTACATCAGGGTCAACGGATCTTGTCCATCTAAGTCTTACTGATTTACTATCAACTGCCTCCATTGATAAATTCTGCACATCTCCAGGTGGTGCAGTTTTACCTACCGCATTAAATGTTAAATCTGTTGAGGTTGTTGATAATTTTAAAGCTGCATTGTAAGAAAATACTTTAAATTCATATTTCCCAGCTTCCGTACCAATAATTTCAAAATCAGGTCTAAATACAATTTCACTTACCCAGTTTGTATTTTCAAATCTATATTGAACAAGATATTGACTTACGCCTGTCTCTGATTTCCAAGATAAAATTATTTTAGTTGTTGCAAGAGCATTTATTACAACTACCATTTCCGATGCTGTTAAATCTCCAGGTGGATCTTTAGGATCATTCAATAAAGATAATTTTCTTTCTGGTAGAGCATTTCCTGTTTCAATATTGTCATATTTACCAGCAATATAAGTTAAAGCTGATATTGCATAATTGATTCCATCTTGTTCTTCTACACTTATTACTCTAAAAGTTTGTGGTTCTAAATTTGAACTTTGAAGTAACCATATTGAATTAACATTAGGTGTTGCAGATAAAGCTGAACTTAATGTAATAACGTTACTAGAAATTCCAGATACATCTCTAACTTCAACTGTTCCATCTGGCATTATTACACTGCACTTTTGATCTGTTCCCGTAAAACCACTTAAATCCTGTGTATTGTCTACAGTTATTTGAGTAGTGGTTGCTGCGTTTATTCTTCCTGATCTTCTTGCTCCACCACGAACAGGATCATTAACAGAAATAACAGATCCAGGTCTTACTATCGCACCAGCTTCTATTGATGTTGTAAAGTTTACGACTTCACTTTCTTGTTGCTCACTAAATAATATTGCTTTACCTAGTCTTTGTGCTTGACCACGAGAAGTGCAAGCAAATGCTTTTACATCTTTCTTTACTATTCCAAGTTTTGCTTGGGCTGTAGAATCTTCAACTACCTCATAATCTATTTCTCTACTATCCATATTAAAATAACTTACAGCTATAACAGAGTGTCTTTGCTTTAAACTGCTACCAGAATATGAAAACCCACCTTCACCTACGTTTGCCAAACTAAATAAATAACTAGAATCCGTTGGAGCATCTTGAGCAAGAGTTACAGAACCTTCAGACCATATTGGAAAACATCTCATTACACCAGCCAATTCATTTATCAGTTGATATGCTTCCATTGATCCTTGTAAATTAACATTACAACTAAATCTTGGTTCTTTTTGACCAAAACTATCATCTACTAATGCACTTGCATACCTACTAGCCTGTACGAAACTAAATAAATCTAAATTACTGTCTGTTATATGAGTTCCGAATCCATATCTTTCAGTAGTCAACAAATCTAATAAAACCATTGCAGGATCACTACACCATTGGGCTGCTGTCATGGTGCCATTAAAAATATACCCATCTGGATAATGTATAAATCCAAAACTACTACAAGTAGGTAGGCCTAATGCAGTTGCTTGAGTTTGATTTGAAACAACTGTTGGTGTTTTACCACCGTTTGCTGCTGGTATTCTTACTTTTATGCCACGAATACGAAAAGCTCTTTTTGGTATAGAACTAAACTGTTCAGAATCTAACCTTAGATTTGTGTAAGCACTATTATTATAAGGCTGTCTGTCATCAACTATTTCAGTTATACTTGTCCACTGAAATTGATCTTTTAATTGGTCAGACTCACTATCTTTAGTATTTCTTCTAACCCTGATTCCAACAGGAAAAGCAGTGCCAGCATCAATCCTAGTTCTATCAAATGAAACTCGATATTCTTTTTGGTAGGCATCAGCACTTCTACCTGTAATAATATCGTCAATTACATTGGTAAAACTACCACTTTGGTATGAGATTTGAACACTTAAATGAACACTAGCACCTAACAAGTCTCCTTGATCGTTTGCTTTTTGAAGTTGAGGAAAAGTTATTGTTACTTTTACAGCGTCTACATTTGTATTTGAAACGGTACGAGTTACAGCATTAGAATCTCCAGAAGCATTAGTGCCAGCAGGGTTGGTTGGAATTCCTCCAACACCTATAGTTGATTGACTACTTTCAATACCTGGAATAGGTTCTTGGTTTCCTATTCCATAACGAGGAGTAAATTCTACATTTTGAAAATTAAAATCAGATGCTCCTGGTGATGTATTGTCAGCAGTTGATTTTAATATAGGAGTATCATCTAAAAATATATCCTTTAAAGCTGCATTATTATAAGCTGCTGTATCTCTTGTTAACCCTGCTTTTGAAGGGGTAGCAAATCCTTCTATTTCGCCTTCTGATAATAAATCTTGAACTGTAGCAAACTGTTTACTATTTAAAGTGTCAGGTTCTCTTATAGGTTTTCTTTGACGAGGAGCAAAAAATCCGCCAGAACCTCTAATAATTTTATCTGTCATGCTGATACCTGATGAGTGTCAATTCCAGCAGAGATAACTACCGAACCAGTGACAATTTCTCCATACACAATAGGGTGGCTAGTTCCCGCACGGCTAGTATTTTGTACACCAGAAAAACTAAAAGATATGCGAGGATCTTCCTCATCATCTGGAGGTTTGGGTAAAGGGAATAACAATTCACTAACACCCATAAGAGTTAAACCAATCCCAACATTTTGAGCAACACTAAATAAACCAAGATTTTTTGCAAATGCAGGACCAAAAAAACCACCTCCACCAAGTAATGAAAAACCTATTAATGCTGCTCCTAACAAAGTTTTTCCAAGACCACCACTAGCACCGCTTATTACAGGAACAATATTTATATCGGATTTACCTGTAGGATTATGTATTTCTTCTTTACCTATTTCATAATCATCAACAAGTACTTTGTAATATCTTTGACCCATATGTGCTTCTAGTTTTGGAAAATTTGTAATCAAAAAACGTATTGCATCAGCAGTAGAATTTACAACAGCTTCAAGTTCTTTATGACCTACAAATTCGGCTAATTCTCCATAAAGCTTAACTTTTCTGAGCATAACGATACCTTTTACCAGTACATTTTAACAGCCACTCAGAATATGGCTCTCTACAAGATAGTCTACCTGCTAAATGATGTAAAACCATATCTCCAAGAAAAATGCCAACATGATTCAATGTAGGATACATTATTGACATTAATAATACATCTCCTTTCTCTAAAGATTCATCAGGTCTTAGTTCTCTAAATCCTGTTCGCCAAGCATAATCTTCAAATAATGGATTATCTAAAAACTGATCTGGTGTCATAGTTCTTGCATAATCTTTAAGTATTATTTTTTTCTCTTGTTTATACCAATCAACAACTAAACTCCAACAATCAGTGACACCCCAAACCCAAGGTCTGCCTAACAAATTTGGAACGTAACCCTCTGGTTTACATCCACCCCACTCTTCTGTTCTCGGATTAATAATATGCCAAGGTAATTTACTATGTTCACAACTTATTCTGTCAGCCTGACTTGGAACAGGTGGAGTTAAAGGATGACTATGAACAACTGCAATTATGTCTCCTAAATTATCTGCTTTTACATAATCTTCTGGATTTAAAATAAACTCTTGATAGCCAGATATAGCTAAATTTTCACAAGGATAATATTTTTGTTTACCTCTTATATTAAGTAGAAGTCCTACAGATTCTTTAGGATCTTGGTCTTTTGCATGAACCAATGCGTCATCTTTCCAACTCATTGAATAAACGTACCAATACTAGGAAATAAAGCACGGGTACATTGACGTTTGGGTGCTCGAACTCCAGCCATATCAATAGCTCCTGCTAATTCAAATTCTACAATTTCTCTATTCTCTACTGCTTTTCTGTCTATAACATATATTTGACGTTTAAATTCTGCTGTATTATCTGGTGTACCTAAAGGGTTAATATTTCCTGGAAAATTTTCAGGGTCAATAAATCTTGCCATTGTTCTTATTCTTGTAACAGTGCTACCTGTTAAATCATTACCAGCAGTTACTAAATTAACTGCACTGAGAATAGCCGATATAGTTCCAAAAGCATTACTTATAGTAAGTTTTGGTCTAGGAATTTGACCTCTTTGGTATGCAAAACCTGATGCTTGTATCGGAAATCTTTGATAACTATTACCAGCCCATAGAATCTCACCATTTGCGTTTAAATTTGATCCTGCATGAAACCTATAAATTGTATTTGCACCATGTAAAGATGTATCTAGTTGCAACGTAAATAGTTCAATAATTGCTGAAGGATTTATTTTTTGAACTTCACTAAAAACAGGAGCAGTACTCATGGTTCAAATACCTCTCTAAATGTTGCCTGTATTGTTGCTCTATTTAAATAAGGTATGGATTTATTCCAGCTTTCACATACAAATTTAGATGAACTAGCTTCTCCAGGTGGAGTAAAATCAAAGCTGGCACTATCATTTGCTCTTGCATCTAAAAATGTTTCTATAGTATCTGCATCTGTTTCTGACACATTAAAAGTAAAATTAAATATTTTTGGATTTTGATGCTGTGCAAGACCAAAAAGTATGCGTTGTTCATAACCATCAGCAAAACGAACTATTCTAGTATTTGGTGCTGATCTTTTCTGCTGTCCATATGATGGCGTAATTGAAGGAAAAGTAGCCATTATGCAAGTAAACCTCCAGGTCGTTTTTGCTGTATTAATTCAGATTGTATCGCAGCAGATATAACA